AAGATAATCAGTTATTTTTAGATTATATAGAATTACAAAACAAATTTGAAAATTCTCAATTTAAAGAGTTTACAAAAGACGAAGATGATAAAGCTAGGTTGCTAAAAAGTATAGACCAATTATATGATGAATTTTCAAAAGGCAAAAACCTCGAATTGTTTTGGGGCTTTGATTATACAAAAGAAGAACATGTTTTACTTGAAACAAATTTTCAAGAATATTTATCTGAATATGATATAAAAAATAAAGTCGAGGAAGAATTGTTTAAATCATTATGTCAAACAAAATTAGAAGCTGATAAAGCACGATTGGTTAATATAGATAAATATAAAAAACTAACAGAACTTTGGCAAAAAACATTAGATAGTGCAAATATAAAACCATCTCAACAAACATCAGATGAGATGAGCGATAAACAGGTACTTGGTGTTTTGATTAAAAAATGGGAAAACACAAGACCTATATCTGAACCACAAAAAAAATGGAATGATGTTGATGGATTATGGAAAATGGTTGTTTTGTTTATTGGAAGTTTAAGCAATATGGTTGGTTTGAATAACAAATACACAGAAGAATACGAAAAGGAAATTGAAAAATATACAGTAAAACAATCAGAACATAATTCAGCTAAAATAACACAAGAAAAAGATAATATTGAAGAAATGTTTGGTGAGTTTTAATGGCTAAAAGGAATTTTAAAATTTTAGATTTAATGACACGAGCCAAGTCAAAATCAACGGAAAGACGAAAACTTAAAGAATATTCTGCTTCTTATGTTGATTACTCAAAAGAAAAAACATTTGATGGTTTTAATATGAATATCCGTAATGACAGATTAATGCAAGGTGTTGATGTATGGGCTGGGTATTACAGAAAAAATCCTCATAGATGTGCTACAGAATATTTAGGTTTTTCTTTGAAGTGGTTTCAAGAACTGATTTTGTTTGCTATGAATATATTTCCATTTTTTATGTTTATTGCAAGTAGAGGTCTTGGAAAAACATATATTACTGCCCTATTTTGTTGTATTAAGTGTATTTTATATCCTAACATTAAAGTTGTTATAGTTGCAGGACAGAAAACACAAGCTGTTGAAGTTGTAGATAAAATCATCAAAGAATTATATTCCAATTCTCAAACATTGCGAATGGAAATTAAAAAATACACCTTAAATGCACAAAACGCTGAAATAGTATTTTGGAACAATAGTACAATTAAAACAGTTACAGCTAATGATGGAGCAAGAGGTGTTAGAAGTAATTTGTTGATATTTGACGAGTTTCGTATGATTGATAAACAGATACTTGACGATGTATTAAGAAAGTTTAATATAGTACCAAGAATTACACCATTTTCAAGCAATCCAAAATATTCACATTTACAAGAAGATAATCAAGAAATATATTTGACATCAGCGTGGTTAAAATCCCATTGGTCTTGGCAACATCTTAAAACTTATGCTACTTCTATGTTGCTTGGTAGAGGTTATTTTTTATGTTCTTTACCGTATCAGATAGCAATTAGAGAAGGATTGCTCAAAAGAAGTGCTGTAGAAAATCTAATGCAGGAAAATACTTTTGATGCTGTTTCTTTTGCTATAGAAATGGAATGTAAATGGTTTGGTGGTGTTAAAGACGGATATTTCGACCTTGAAGAAATTACTTTAAGAAGAAATATAGAAATGCCAGTATACCCATCAAATCTATGTAAAAAATTAGAATTAAATCAACTTAGAAAACAAACAGGTGAGATTAGAATATTATCAGTCGATGTTGCACTGATGGCTGGTAAAAAAAATGATGCTACCGCTATATCTATAATGCAATTAGTACCAGATGTTGACAATAGGTACACAAGAAATATTGTGTATATGGAAACAATTGAAGGCGGACACTCTAATTTACAAGCAATAAGAATAAAACAGTTATTTAAGGATTTAGATATAGATTATATAGTAATAGATGCTAATGGTAACGGTATGGCTGTTACAGACCAATTACAACAAGCACAAATAGATAGAAAAAAAAACATAGTTTATTCAGCTTTAAATATTTTTAACAGAGAAGATATGGCTATAAGATGTCAAGATGAAAATGCACCAAGAGTTATTTATGCTGTTAAGGCTGACAGTACATTTAACTCAAATATTGCTATATATTTAAAAGATGATATAAGAACTGGTAAACTAAACTTATTATATGATGAATATAAAGGTCGTGAAGTTTTAGTTGATTCACCAAAATTCTTTACACTGTCAGTTGAAGAACAAGTACAGTTAATAGACCCATATTTACAAACATCACTTTTAATAAGAGAGATGGTCGAATTATCTTATGCAAACGATAAAGGTTTAATCAAAGTATTTGAAAAAAGTGGCAATAGAAAAGATAGGTATTCTTCTTTGGCTTATGCTAATTATTATGCAAATGAGCTTGAAATAGAATTAAGACAAAACAGAACTGATAAAATAGATTGGAATAAAATCCCTTATTGTACAAGTGCAGTAAGTTTTAGATAGGAGGTGTTTAATATAAGTGAAGAAATAAAAGTGTTAATTAATACAATGCAAGATGATGCAATAATCGCTACTACATTAATGCAAAGAGAAGAATTTCAACGCTCTATTGCTAAAAGCATAAAGGAATTTGACCCAACAAATAGGAGATATTCTGCTTTTTTAAAAGGCAACTCAACAAACAACAAAGTTACACATGAGTTGTTAGACCAATTAACACAAAATTGCAGAAATGAAGTAGATAAAATTGTTCAAATTTCAGCATTAATAGAAAATGAGATAACACAAAACGGTATAATAGGTAAAACATACGAGGTTATAGAAACTAATTTAAATACTAACTATAAGCTTACATATAAGGATTTTACAAGCAATAAGACTAAATCTAAACAGTTAAACAAGGTAAAAGAATTAATAGACAATTTCAATGAACACATTGGTATCGAGCGAACAATAGCAAATTCTATCTTAAACACTTATGCTACTGGTAATGAGGTGTTATATTTAAGAGGCAATGCAAACAGTGGATATAACATTGATGTATTCCCATTAAAGGTTGTCGAAGTATCGTCTTATAAATACGGCAATGAGCCTATTTGTTTAGTAAACATTAAGGTATTAAAAGACCAACTAAAAAAAACTATGTTGAAATTAAAGTCAGGTAAGGCTATGTTTTTTGATAATATTGAACAAGAGATTAAAGCCAATTATCCTGATGAAGTATATAAAGCTTACAAGAAGAATGAAAATTATGCTGTACTTAAGCCAAGTAGAACATATATTATGCGGATAAATAATCTTAATAAAAAATATGGATTATCCCCTATTTTTAAAGCTTTAAAAGATAATTTGATGTTAGAGTCTTTTAAGGAAGCGGATAGATTAAACGCAGAAGCAAGAGCTAAAAAAATACTTGTTCAGTATCTTAGTGATAAATTACTTGATAAAGGTAAAACCTTTGGATATGAAGAAATGACTTATGCTCATGGTAATTTAATGTCAGCTTGGCAACAAAAGATAGTTGTTACAACACCGCCTGCTTATGTATCAAAAATAGAATATATAGAGCCAAAGGTTGAGATGACAGACCATGACACATATCAAGAATATAGAAACAATGTTCTTAATGCACTTGGTATAGGGTTTTTAGCAACACAAAATGGAACTTCAGTATCTACGGCAAATATTAGTATTAAACAGTTAATGAATACTATTAACGCAATATCTCAAGAATGTGAAAGAGCAATAAATAAATTTTATAAGGCTATTCTTTTAGATAATAAAATTGGTTTAGACTATCTACCAAAGTTATCTATTATAGATTCTGAAATGATGGAATTTGATTTAAGAAAAGAATTAGCAGAGTTTGTATTTAACAGACTTAATTCAAGCTATGAAACAGCTTATAATATTCTTGGACTCGATGTTGAAGATGAAAAACAAAAAAGAATAGTTGAAAATGATAATGGTTATGACAAAATATTTACACCACATCAAACATCAGCTACTTTTTCAACAAAACAAAATAACAATACAGTCGATAAAGACTCAAATAAAGAGTCTGATGACTTAGATAAACAGCAATATGATAAAGACTACAATGATAAGGTAAGAAAATAGAAAGGCAGGTGAAAAATGGAAAAATTAAAGTTATTTAGTAATAAAGTTAGTATAGCAAATTCAAAATCAAACAATTATTTTGATGCAGAGTTTGTTATAGGTGGTTTTGATGCTAATTCCAATAAAGATATGGTCAACAGAGATACCATAGAAAGCTGGCTACCTACCCTACTTTTTACTCATCTTGTAGGAAATATAAAACCAAACAATAATGGAGAATATGATTTTACAGGACATGAAATGAAACGAATTATCACTATTAGTGATGATGGAACTATGTTAGAGGATTGTGTTCTTGATACAAAAGGGTTTGGTACTTGTATTAAGGTTGAAATAAAAGAGTTTGATAACAAAGAATTTATTGTGGCTACATTTAGAGTATTTGAAAGATATTCAAATGCTTCAAACTTAATAAAACAAAGAATTGCAAACGGTACACTTTATTCATCTTGGGAGATTGGAATAAAATCTTATCATATGAACGGAGATATAAGAGTTATTGATGATGGTGAGTTTTTGGCTCATTGTGTACTTGGGGCAGATGTATTACCTGCTTGTAAGGATGCTAAATTACTAAATGTAGCAAGTGTGAACGAAATCCAAAGTCAAAATCTTGAAAATATATTACTTCAAGATATGGAAAGGAATGGTGAGTTAATGAAGAAAGATAAGACAGCGGTTGCACAAACAGATGATATTAAAGATGTTGTTGATATGCAAAATGTTGATACAGAAACTGTTACAGAGCCTGTGGCAACAGATAATGATGTTGATAATAATACAGAGCCTGTGGATAATCAAAACGCTACAGAAACAATATCAGAGCCTTCTACTGCAAGTTTAACTGATTCTGATATTTATGATATGTTGAACAGACAATTAAGGGGTAAATTTGGTTATTGCTATATAGCATATTTGTTCCCTATCGACCAGATAGCTCTTATTAAATTAGACGAAAAAAATCAAAAATCTCTTGATTTTGTTCAAGTGCAATATCAAATAGAAGATAACAAAGTAGAAATATCAGATAGCAAAGATGTTACACTTATGATAAAACCTACTGATATTAATACATTTGCTACAGAAATGCAAACAAAACTTGAGCTTGCAAATCAAAGTCTTGATACTGCAACAGCTTCAATAAAAGAACTACAAGACAAGGTTGTAGAATATGAAGTATATAAGACACAAGTTGACAAAATACAAGAAGAACAAGCAATAGCGGAAACAAAAGCAAAACAAAACGCCTTGGCAAGTAAATTGCAATCATTATGTGGATTATCAGAAGATGATATATCTCAAAATGAAACACTAAAAACTGCTATAGCAAGTCTTGATGAAATAACTATACATAGTTTTATAGTTAAAATGTTACAAAATAACCAAGTTGTATCTACTGCGTCTGATGAAAGCATACAGACAAAAGCTGATATTAACACAATATCAACTGATGAATACAATTACGATGGCTCAATTATGAAAGATTTATTTTAGGAGGTAAAAATGTACAGAAGATTACAAGAATTTGTAGGAAAAAACTATGATGCTACATACAGTGCAAAAGTAAAAATGGCTTTTGGTACATTTGTAGAAAAAGACAGAAAAGAAAAGAAGGTCAAACTACCTGCTGCTGGTGCTAAAAATGTATTTTTGGTAGGCAAGGAAAGACTAACTGAAGGCAAATATGTTGTTGATATGCAAAGAAGTGATTATGATGAGCTTTTTGAAACAATAGATGTTAACGAAATGGTTGTACTTGAAACACTTGTTAAAGGTGAACAATACGCTGTAGACCAAATAGTAGAAACAGGACTACAAGCAAATGATAAGTTAAAAGTAAATGCACAAGGAAAGCTTGAAAAAGATGCTACTGGTGCTGATGCTATAGCTGTTTATATTGGCGAATATATGGATGCAGGACATAAATTACACGCTATAGAAATACTGTAGTAATGGACAAATTGGTAGAATTGTATGAGAAAAACAGGCATAGTAACAAGGCATACATGGATAATAGTGCTACAACAATGGTAGATTATGAAGTTATAAATGATATGTTGCCTTATTTTATGTCTGATTACGGCAATCCTTCAAATAATCATTCACTTGGTAATACTGCAAAACAAGGAATATTAAAAGCAAAAGAGCAAATAGCAAGGCTTATAAATTGTAGTCCAAATGAAATATATTTTACATCAGGTGGAACAGAAAGCAATAATTGGGTTTTAAATGGAGTTGTAGAAGCAAGTAACAAACCAAACAAAAATATTATAACAAGTAAAATAGAACATAAGTCTATACTCAATACTTGTAAAAACCTTGCTGATAGACAATTATGTGGTACTAAATACATAAATGTTGATAGCGAAGGTTTTGTTGATTTGCAAGAATTGGAACAATCTATTACTGATAATACTATACTTGTATCTACAATGTATGCAAATAATGAAGTTGGTACTATCCAAGATATTGCAAAGATTAGACAGATTACCAGAGATAGAAACATATATTTACATACAGATGCAACACAAATTATAGGAAAACAGAAAATAGATGTTAAGCAACTTGATATTGATTTTATGACATTTTCAGGACATAAAATACACGCTCCTAAAGGTATAGGAGTGCTATATATCAAAGATGGAATTGATATTAAGTCCTTCATACATGGTGGAAGTCAACAAAATGAAAAAAGAAGTGGTACAGAAAATGTTCCTTGTATAGTTGGACTTGGAAAAGCTTGTGAGATACTATATCACAATCAAGATATTTATAATATTAGAATAAAAGAATATCAAGATTATATGATGGAAAAGCTTAAACAAATACCTGATGTAATAATTACAGGCTCTTTAGACAAGAGAGTAAATAGTATAATTAGTATTTGTGTTAAAGGATTAAGTGGCAATGCTATCGTTTTAGCTCTTGATACTTGCGGAGTAGAATGTTCAAGTGGTTCAGCGTGTAACGAAAAAACAATTACCAAATCTCATGTTTTAGAAGCAATGAAAATAAGTGATGATTATATAAAAGGCTCTGTAAGATTTAGTATTTCAAAATACACAACATTAATGGAAATTAAATATACAATATCAAAACTTAATACTGTAATAAACACATTAAAGACTATATAGAAATATATGGTCTTTTGTTATTTAAGGAGGTTACAATGGATAAAACTGCAATAGCAAGTTTAATAAAAGAAGATGGCAGACTGTTTTCTTGGGCTACAAAGGTATCAAGAAAATTAGAACTGACTGCTGAAGAAAAAGATATATCAAAAGAAATAACAGCTTGGGCTAATGAAATAGGTCATTCAGGTAGAGATAGAGATGGCTCATTTGCATCTTATATTAAATCAGTTATAACACCAGAACTTGATGCTTCAAGAGATGCTTTGATTGATATGATATTCAATCAAGGGCAAATAGGTGAATTTGACGAAAAGATATATACTCAACTACCTAAAAATACACTAAAAGCTTACGATTCAGCTAAAGGTGGCAATGTACCTAAGTCTTATCTTGATGTTAAAAACCTAAAACCAGTGCTTAAACATTCTCAAGTTGAGTTTGAAGTACCTTATGCGGATTTAAGAAAATCAGATAGCTTTAAGACTGTAGCTCAATATACAACTTATGCAGAGGAAGCACTAAAAAATAAACTGTTCTCTGATGTGTTTAATGTTCTTGATGCTACTATAACAGGTACTGCTGTAGGTGGCTCAACTCTTACACTTCAAGTTATGGATACATTTACTACTGATTTGTATGATAGAATGGAAACAAATGATACTCAACTTATAGTAACTCTTAATAAGTATGCTAACCAAATAGGTAGATTGGCAGGATATGCTGATTATCTAAGCAATGACATGAAGAATGAACTTAATAAGTATGGTATGGCTAAGATGTTTAACGGTTTTGCTATAGCAGGTCTTTCAGGCTACAAGAAAACACAAGACGGACAACCTGTAATATCTGATAAGAAAGTGTTCGCTTTCTTGGGTAAGGTTGGAGATATAGATATGAGGGGCGATATCAGAGTATACGAAACTTCAGATAACAACAAAGAAGTTATGAATGTAAAGGTAACTGGTTTTGATTACAGCTTTGCTATAACAAGACCAGACAAAGTACATAAATTGACATTATCATAATATATAAAGCATAGTGGTATTTGTTTATCACTATGCTTGTTTTAATCAAATAACAAACAATAAAGGAGATAATCAAATGGCAAATGTAATATCGGTATATAACCAAACACCTATGCAGGTAATGGCTGAAACAAAATCAGATTTATATGTTTTTGAACCTTATGACAGTGAACAAAACGAACTTGATTTAACAATGGAAGAAATTCAATATCTTAATAAAAATACAATGTTGTTTAAACAAGGATATTTAACATTTCATGATGAAGATAAAGAACAAGTATACAGTGATTTAGGTTTAAAGGCAGAAAACATCATATCAAGAGAAGAAATAATTGACACAATAATTAATCCAACAAAAGCAAAATTGGAAAAAATAGTTAATATTCAATCATTGCAAGTGTTTCAAAGAGTGAAATTTGAGCTGGTTGGATTGTTGTCTGTACCCAATAACATCGTTAATACAGTTATTCAAGTAATAGATATGAGATACAAAGAGCTTGCAAAAAATCAGATGAAAACAGATATTGAAGTTGGGATAGTATCAGTGCCTAACCAAGATAATACTCAAGCATTACAAGATGAAATAGCACAACTTAAAGCACAACTCGAACAAATGAAACAAGTACAAAATACGCAAAATATACAAGAAGATACAGACAATGAAAATGGAACAGATGAGAATGCAGAAGAAAAGAAAACTCAAAGTACCAGAGGTAGGAAACCGTCTGTGAATAAGAAATAGAGGTGTTGTATGGAAACATCTTTTGACACAGTTATAGAGAAATTTTTATTTAGAGTTGAAAAAGACAGAAATTTCTTTAATTATTATAAAACAAGTAATAGTGAAAGTCTTGATTTAGTAAAAAATCGTGCTTTAAATTACTTAACAGAAGCTATAAGCAGATTTAAACTTAAAAGCAATGTATCTTATAATATATTAGACTTTAATGACACCAAAACAGGATTTATAAGTGAGCTGACAGATGAAGAAATTTACATAATTGTAAATCTTATGTATGAAATTCACTTACAAAGAGATGTAATGCTGTTAAAAGTAATGACTGAAAGATATGCTCCATCTGATTTAACAGTGTTTTCACCAGCTAATGAAAGAAACAGTTTTTTAAATATGGTTGAAGGTGTTAAAGCTGAAAATATTAGTCTATTAGACACATACGATGTACGAAATAGATTAAGTGGAACTCATAACTTATTAAATTATACATTGTAGGTGGTGTAATATGACAGATATAATAGATTATATACGCAAAATCAACAATGATTATACTGTAGATAGTTATAATGAACATATGTTAAATGATACGACAACTTTTTTAAAGGGGAAG